CTCCGTCCTTGACATAGGCACCATCGACTGCCTGACAGAACTCGCAGGCCCCAGCATCCGCTACCCGCTGAAAGCCATACATGTAAGGATCGGCGGCATTGACGGCCGATGCTGTCGCGCGCATTGACAGCTGCATGTCCATTGCCGCTGTTTCCCGCACCCGCGCCAGGCCGGCGCCAAAGGCGTCCTCCCATGGCCTGCCGGCGCCAAGCGCTGACCACATGGTCACGAACGGGCGCCGATAGACCTCCTTCGGGCTGACGCCGTTTCGGACGGCGGCGCCGATTACCTCGCTTGGGTCGACCCCGAGCGGTCGGCGCTCCATCGCCCGGGCCAGGTATCCCTCGGTCAAGGCTGCCGAGGACCGTTGGCCCGCCAGGATGAGGGGAATCACACGCGACATCCACTCCTCCACGTTCACCTCATCGTGACCGGGAAGACTTCGCCAGATGCTCGTGACCGCCCCAACCACGATCGCCCGTAACCGCCGCTCGCTGCCAATGTGTGCGCGGGTGAGATCACTAGCCAACGGGGATCGTCGTTCCTCCGTTGGATGGGGTCTGTGCTTCAGCGACGAGCTTCGTCAAAGAGTCAGCGCCCCGCTCCGCCGTCCAGCGCGCGATCTCCTCCTGGGTGGCATTGAGCGCCATCTCGGCCACCACCTGCCAGGGGACGACGTCTTTCAGCTTCGAGGCTGCGTCAGCGCGCTCGGCCAGGGACCGTGATTCATGGTCCTTCCAGGTGAGCTCAGCTCGAGGCGAGAGCTCATATGGCTCCTTCGCCATCCGGCCGGCGAGGCGGTGGACGTCCTCCCAGCCCTCGCCGAGGGAAGCCTTGTGGCCGGTCACCTTTGCGTGCAGCGAACCCTCGGAGGCGCGAATAGCATCGGCGGCGAGGTTCGACATCCCGCCCTCCATTGGAAAGTAGTGGCGCGGGGTCTTGGTGATCGTCGAGAGCTGGTCGAGCTCCGCGAGCACCGAGAGGTTCTTTCGGTCGGCCGCCTCGTACTGGACGATCTTGGCGTCCTTGTTCTCGAGCTGGAAGAAGCCCGCAGCGCTCGCATCGAAGGGGGCGACCGCCTCCTCCTTTGGCTTGCCGGTGGCCTCGTCGATGATCGGTTCGCCGCGGTCATCACGGAGGACGTCGCGGATGATCTTCTGGCCAACCGTGCCCCGCAGTGGGAAGCCCATGTAGAAGGCGACCACGAGGCCAAGGAAGGTGAGCAGGTTGATCCGGTCGATCAGGCCAGTGCAGTTCTCATACTCGCCGCGGGCATAGGGGAAGGAGCCTGGCTTGAGGCGCCGGTTGATTGCGACCTCGACCACCGGCACCGTGTCGAACGGATTCGCCAGGGGCCATTCGCCCTGGTCGCGAGGCCCAATTCGCGGTTCCCACTGGGTGCCGGCGCGCCCGCTCGAGTGCTTGGGACCCCTGAACTTGAAGATGCCGTCGCGCCGATACAGGGTCGCGCTTGGAACCTGGTCGTCATCCATCCAGCGCCGAAGCGCCGCCACGCGGTTCCGGCGCGAGCCCTCGTGGTACTGGACGATCATGGTAGAGGCGTCATCGAGTGAGATCGTCGGGAAAGCGTCGTCATCGCCACGCCACACGAGCGCGTTGGCCCGCCCGTCGATCAGCGCCGCGTTGTGCGCCAGCTTCGACTCGGCGTCCATCTTGTTGTCCTGCCATACGCCCCAGGCCTTGCGGTCGACCTCCTTGTCGCCCGAGCGAATCCCCGACGGCTCCAGCCGGTCCAGAGTCGAATCGACCACCAGGCTGCCCCAGGGTGCCTCGGCCACTGGCATCAACATCCGGTAGGCCCGGGTGACATTCGCCCGCACCACCGCCGCTGGCAGTGGCGAGCTCCCGTCGTAGTAGCGCTCCAGGACGCGGCACTTGTCCGCACGCCTGTCGAGCCGCTGGCTGAGCTTGGCCAGCTGGCGCTTGATCTCGTCCGGTATCTCGGGCACCCGGGGCTCCTTCTCAGCCCCGCTGCTCTGCGCTTCGGCGGTTGACCTCGCGCCCGGCGATCCTGACACTCACGCCGGGGACGAACGCGAGCTGCTCGCGTGAAGCGCTCTGCCGCTGCCGTTGACGCTTTGCCCGCCGCCTTAGCCTCGGCGATCCCCGTCCCTGTGGCAAGTTCATTACCTCCTCGGATCACTGCCAGGCAGCGGTCCCTTCGTCCGGCTGGTCAAGGACCCCCTTGCGGATCGCGTCCCCTCGCGCTTCCCAGGACAAGCAGGCGGCCATCGCCAGATCGATCTTCCGGGGGCTCTTAGGCCCGTCCTTTCGGATCACCCACAGCCAGGTCCCATCGTCATCGCGCATCCGGGTCTGGTGTCTGACCGCGTTGGCGATGTGGCGCTCGAGTACCTCGCTGCCGTCATGGGAGAGCTCGCCCTCCCGCCAGTCAGTGATCCAGGCCCGCAGCGCGTAGGCCATCGCCTTGAGGCGGTTGGTCCACCAGCGCACGACGCGTTCCTCGCCCCAATGCCCCGCCCAGCGGTCAAGTGCCGTCTCCCAGTACGGCGGGTCGCCGTACAGGCGCCACACATCCCAGGTCTCAAAGGCATAGGCGACGGCTGCCTCTACCTCGTCCTCTGGCACCTCCCACTCGTCCTCGGTCAGGCCCTGGGGGCGTTCCCATGCCCCGAGGACCACCTGGTGGCCGAGCTCGATGTCAGTGGCCACGAGGCCGGTTGAGTCGCGCCGGCGCGAGCCATCAAAGCCGAGGGTGATCAACCGCCCGGGCTCGATCTGCTTTCCGGCAATGGCGAGGCTTTGCCACAGCTCCCGGTCAAAGGCCTTGTCGGCGCCGGCGACGAGGCGGTTCAGAAAGAAGCGCTCTGCCTGGTTGGGGTCGCGGGGCAGGAGCTCGAGGATCTCCGCTTCAACGCGGTCCTGGTCAACCCACCAGGAATCGCCGTAGACGGCCTTCAGGACCTGCCGGCGCTCGCGCTTGTTGCGGATCGAGCCCTTCGGTGACTCCGGGAAGTCTCGGTAGACGTCGGGGGGCGCTGACTCAAAGGTGGTCTGCGCGACCGAGTCCTCGGATGGGTCCCAGGCATTGGTGGTCTCGATCGAGCGCCCGCCCATGCCGGCGAGGTTTCGGCGCTGGACGTCCGCCAACCGGACGCCGCCGTTGTGCTGGGTCCATGAGTGGGTCTCGTCGTGGACCGCGAAGGTGATGCGCTGGCCAAGGCGCGAGATGTAGGCGCTCGTGACCGGCTCGATCTTGCCGACACTCCCGCCGGCGCCGGCGAAGAAGATCCTGGTCAGCCCGGTGTCGGGCATATCGGCCTTGAGCTCGCCGAGCTCGATCATCGGCACAAGCGCTGACCAGACGTTGTCGGTCTGGTCCTCGCTCACGGCCACCACCTGGATCCAGGGGGTGGCCCAGGGCATGCCGACTGGCTCGCCGTTTGAGTCCCAGCCGTCGAAGAGGACCGGCCCAGCCGCCTCGGCGCAGATCATCGCCGCGCTCAGTGGGGCCTTGCCCCATTTCTGTGGGCGGACCAGCTGAGAGCGGCGGTAGACGAACGCCGCCGAGGGCTTGCTACCGGCCTTCGCGTCCCGCTTCAGGCGGTAATGGCGGAGAATGAAATCCTCCTGCTCCTCGGTGAGGAGGAACGGCTCGCCCGCATGCTCGCCATCGGGGATCGCACAGTTGGCCTCGATCCAATCGGCGACTTCGCCCCCAAGAGTTGGCTCTTCGTTGGGATCGTCCGAGCCCCGCCACGGCATCTACGCCCGAGCCCCAGGTGGATCGACCACCCGCAAACGGCGCCGTGGGCGCCGTTTCTGTCGTTCGTTGTTCATCGGGACGACCTCACCGGTGGCTATCAGCCAGCGACGATCCTGCCGCCCCTTTGGCGAGAGTCCCAAGGCATCGCGGAGCTGGCGGACCTCGCTCGCCAGAGTCGCCGTCGACTCCCGAACCCACCACTCGTAGACGTCCGCCAGATGCAGCACCAGGTCGCGATCAGCCTCGGTCCACTGAGTCGATGCCGGGTCCGACCACCACGATTTCCAGGCCGCTCGGGTCCAAGGCGACCAGTGGCCGCGGCCCTTACCTCTCGGTGGAAGTGCCGGTGGAGGCGAGGTAGGCGGGTGAAGCTCTGTCCAATCCCCTCGCTGCGGTGCGTGGTGGTTGCGGCGATCGCCGCGCCCCTTGGGCGCGGGCCCTCTTCCGGCCATGCGGCCTCCTCGTGAACCGCGTCGGCCATGCGGCCGAGCAGTGAGGTTTCTTCAGGTGCGTCGAGCTCGCCTGCTTGCGGCGGCCTCGAGCTGTGTCTTTTCGTTGTGGCAGCTCGAGCAGATGCCCTGCAGGTTCTTGTACCGGTGGTCGCTCCCCGGTTCGATGTGGTCGACCTCCGTGCTCAGGGCATCCCCGCAGACCCTGCAGATGGGGTGACGCTCTAGGACCCGCCGGCGCCGGTGTGACCAGTCCGGCGGCAGGTCCGGTCTCCGGGTTCGCCCCGCCCACTTGCCGGGATCGGGGTGCCTCGCGTAATAGCTACGGCGCGCACACGGCTTGGAGCAGTAGACATGCCCGCCCCGCCTTTGCTCAAAGCCCTCGCCACACCACTCGCACTTCGCGGGCCGCGGGTAGATCGCCTTGGCTGCCAGGCGTTCCAGGGTGACGGCGCGGAGACATGCAGTAGTGCAGTACTTCGCCGTGACCATCCTGCCGACAATCGGCGCCTGACAATGGGTGCAGACTCGAGAGATCGGACGCGGCTCGCCTGGGTGCCTGTAAGTCCAGACTCGGCACGCCTCGCTGCAGAATCGCTTCGGAGCGCCGCCCCGGTAGGCACGGCGAGCGAACCTTGCTCCACATGCCTCGCAACATAGGGGCACCTGCTCACGAGCCCGGCGCCGACGGTCCAGCTCCCTCTGGTGGTTGGTGCGGCAGGTCGCACAGAGTGCTGGCGGGCGGCCCCGTGCTCCCCGACGGCGGATGATCGCGCGGCCGCATGAGCAACGTCTCTGCATCTCTCACAGCGTAACGGTCACAGGAAACGGATCCGGAGACTCACCGACACATCTAGGAGCTGCTCTCGCCGGTCGGGGAAAAGTCCCGGGTCGGGGTACCCCCCTCCCCATCGCCCGTGTGTCGTGCCGCCGCCCCTTCACGCCCTGAGAGAGAGCGGTGGCATGGCGTGCAAATGCCGGCGAGTGACTCGAGGCGATCGTCCTCCCAGCCGTTCAGGTGGTGTACCTCGGTCGATGGAGCGCCGGTGCACGAGACACGCGACGTGCAGACTGGATCGCGGGCCAGCACCTGCTCGCGGATCCGATCCCAGTCCCTCGGCAGGCGCTTCCTCCTGGTGCTGCCAGCCCATGGAACCTTCGGGTGCACGGGGCAGGGTTGAAGCTCTGGGCATCCGGGTGTCGAGCAGGCCTTGCGTGCGCGCGCCACCTTCAGCGAGTGGCGTCGTCGGCCTGCCGCACCTCCTGGAGGCGCTCGGCGATCGGCTCGAGCAGGACCTGTCGGCGTACTCGCCGGATCAGGT